TAAAGTTTTTAACCTTTCTTTTGAAAATATAACAGAAGCAGAAAGTGACACAATAGAAACCTTTCTTGATGCTCGAATTGCAGATGGAGATTATTTTAATTGGCAAGCACCTGATGAAGCATCTACTTCTAAATATCGTGCATTGAATAGAAAAAAAACCATACCATACCCAAACCTTGCAACAATTACAGTTACGTTTACAGAAGTATTTGAACCCTAATGGCAATACCTGTAGCTGAATTACAAAAACCTAATCCAAGTAATATTGTTGAGCTTTTTCAGCTTGAGCTAAACACGACAATGCATGGAGTTTCGCAAACTTATTATTTTCATAACGGAACAAGTACAAATGAAGATAAAAATGTAATTTTTAATAATCTTGAATATACTCGGATGCCGATAGAAGCTGAAGGTTTTGAGTATAATGGTAAGCAAACACCAAGACCTACTTTAAAAATATCTAATATTTTAGGAACAATAACAACAATTTTACTTACACTTCCTCAAGGATTAGAAGGTGCAAAGGTTACAAGACTTAGAACTTTACAAAGATATATTGATAATACAAACTTTACAGGTGGTGAAATTTTATTAGAAAATGGTTCAAATATTTTATTAGAAAATGGTAGTGCAATAGATATGGAATCAGGTATAAATCCGTTTGGAACTCCAGACCCTACAGCAACTTTTGATGAGCAGATATTTTTAATAGATCGTAAATCAGGAGAAAATAGAGCAGTAGTTGAATTTGAACTTGCTGCAAGTTCTGACGTTCATGGAGTTAGATTGCCAAAACGACAGGTGTTACCCGATGATTTCCCTGGTATAGGTACGTTTTTCTAATGTGGCAAGATGATGCACTAGAACACGCAGTAGAAGAAAACCCAAGAGAATCTTGTGGTCTTTTATTAATAAAAAAAGGAAAAGAAGTTTATTTTCCTTGTCAAAATTTAGCAACAGAACCTACAGATCAATTTATCTTGTCACCAGAAGATTGGATAGAAGCAGAAGATCAAGGAGAAGTAATTGGTGTCGTTCATAGTCATCCTGTAACAAGTCCAAATCCAAGCGAAGCTGATAAAGTAGCTTGTGAAAAATCTAATTTAAAATGGTGGATAATCCAACCTAATCTAAAACAATGGGGTTATTGTGAGCCTTGTGGCTATAAAGCTCCTTTAATTGGAAGGCAATGGGTTTGGGGTGTTACTGATTGTTGGAGTTTATGTAGAGATTGGTATAAAGAAGAATTAGGTATAGAACTTATAGATTGGATCAGACCAAACTCATCAGAAGAATTTATAAAAAATCCAATGTTTGCAGATTGTTTTGCAAAAACAGGCTTTCGTGAGTTGTTACCAGAAGAAGATCTAAGGTATGGAGATTTATTATTAATGTCAATAAGTAGTAGCGGATTAAATCATATTGGTGTTTACTTAGGACAGCAAACAGTTTTGCATCATTTACAAAATAGATTATCAAGTCGTGATCTATTAGATGAATGGCTGCTAAAATGTACAGGTAAAAGGATTCGTTATGCTGCGTAAAATTAAGCTATACGGAGAACTCGCAAAGTTTTTAGGAGAAAAAAACCTAGAAGCTGAAGTTAATAATGCTGCACAGGCGATAAGATTTTTAGTTGTTAATTTTCCTAAGTTAGAGAAACATATGTCTGATAGACATTACAAAGTTATTTTGGATAATTGGGAACTTAAGGAAAAAGAATTACATTATCCAAGTGGAGCAAGTGATATAAAAATTGTTCCTATGGTTGGAGGTGCTGGAGGAAATACAGGAAGAATACTTTTAGGTGCTGCATTAATTGGAGCTAGTTTTATGTTTCCTGGTGCTGGGATGTTTGGAACTTATGGTTTTGGAGGATCTGCTGCTGCTGGCACAACACTTACTGCTGCACAAACTGCTGCTGGTTTTACAGTAGGTAGTGCAGCTATGACTACACTAGGAACAATAACATCTGTGATTGGTGCTTCTCTTGTTTTGAATGGTATAAGTCAAATGCTTACACCTGTGGAAACTATTCCAGAAAGTAGCCAAGACCCTAGAAGGTCATTTAATTTTAGTGGCATCCAAAATACCTCAAAAGCCGGGGTTGCCGTCCCTGTGATATACGGACGTACCATGACTGGATCTGTCGTGATCTCTGCAAATATCACAAATGAACAGGTGGAAGTATGAGTAAAATTATTGGCTCTGGCGGTGGAGGAGGAAAAGGCGGTGGAGGAGGCGGTGGTACTCCTACCGAGGCAAAAGATAATTTAGACTCAAAAAGTTTTGCTAGAGTTTTAGATCTTATTGGAGAAGGTGAAATACAAGGACTTGAAGATGGTGCAAAATCTATATTTTTGAACAACACACCACTACAAGCTGCTGATGGTACTTTTAATTTTAAAGATGTAACTTTTGAAGCACGAACAGGAACATCAAATCAAACAACCATTCCTATAACAAGAGATGTTGCGACAACCAAAGCAACAGGTTTTTCTACAGTTCCACAGGCATCACCAAAAATAATACAGATTACAGACTCAAATGTTGATGCAGTTTCAGTACAGATAACAGTTCCTCAACTACAAAAATTTAGTGACGAAGGAGATATTTTTGGAACAAGTGTAGAACTTGCTATAGCTGTACAATATAGTGGTGGGTCATATTCAACAGTCGTTTCTGGTAATGCTGGAACTATTACAGGAAGAACACCTGACGCATATTTGCGTGATTATTTAATAAATTTGGATGGTGCTTTTCCTGTAAATATTAAAGTCACAAGAATTACAGCAGATAGTGGATCTAGTAAATTGGTTAATACTTTTCAATTTAATAATTATGTAGAAATAAAATATGACCAAAGAACATATCCAAATACAGCACTTGTTGGATTAAAAGTTGACGCTGAACAATTTAGTTCTATTCCAACAAGAAAATATTTAGTAAAAGGGATAAAAGTAAAAGTTCCACATAATGTTACTTCAGTAAATGCAGACGGAAGTTTAAACTACTCAGGAACTTTTAATGGAACTCTTGGTGCTGCTCAATTCACCAGCGATCCAGCTTGGTGCTTATACGACCTTTTAACTTCTGACAGGTATGGTTTAGGTTCTCATTTACAAGAATCAAGTTTAGATAAATTTAGTTTTTATCAAGCATCTGTTTATTGTGCTGAACAGGTAGATGATGGCACTGGTACAGGTTCAACAGAACCTAGATTTAATTGTAATGTTGCAATTCAAAATCAACAGGAAGCTTATAACGTCATAAATCAAATGTGTAGTGTTTTCAGATCAATGCCATTCTGGAGTGCTGGTGCATTAACTATTGCACAAGATTCACCAAAAGATTCTAGTTATTTGTTTACACTTGCAAACGTATTAGAACCTGGTTTTAGTTATTCAAACACAAGTCAAAAAGCAAGACCTACAGTTGTTATTGCTAAATATTTAGATTTAGAATTACGAGATATAAATTATGTAGAGCAAATTGATACCGCAAACCAAGCTAGGTATGGCTCAATTGTTAAAAATATAGATAGTTTTGCTTGCACATCAAGGGGACAAGCTTCTCGTTTAGCTAAGTGGATGCTTTACATGAGTAATATAGAACGTGAGGTAATTACATTTAGTTGTGCTATAGATGCTGGAGTTCTTGTAAGACCAGGCCAAGTTATAGAAGTTGCAGATCCAATGAGAGCAGGGGAAAGGAGAGGTGGTCGTATAAGTGCTGCTACAACAAACTCTGTAACTGTAGATGACTCAACAGGACTTTCATATTCTGTAGGTTCTACTTTATCTGCGATTTTATCTGATGGTTCTGTTGAAAATAAAACTGTAAGCGGTATATCAGGTTCAGTTATATCTCTTGGACAACATTTTAGTTCTGCTCCTCAAACAAATAGTGTTTGGATTTATCAAACAACAGGACTTCAAACAAGCACTTGGAGAGTTTTATCAATAGAAGAAAAAGATAGAGCTTTTTATACAATTACTGCAAGTGAATACAATGCTGGTAAATATGCACACGTTGAAAGTGGTATCACCTTACCAACAAGAGATATTACTAATTTAGATATAGCTCCTTCATCTCCAAGTGGAGTTACAGCAGAAGAAGTTATTTATGAAGATACTGGTATCGCAAGAGTAAAAATTATTGTAAGTTGGACTACTTCTACTGATAATGTTTATGTCAGATGGAGATATGAAGATGGTAACTATACTTCTCGTTCTGTTGAAGGTGCTAAGAGTTATGAAATTGTAGATACGATTGCTGGTAATTATACAATTGAAGTTTATAGCGTTAGTTCATCAGGTTTAAGATCTACACTACCCAACTCACTAAATCCATTTGTAGCTGTAGGAAAAACTGCTGTTCCAGCTAATGTAAGCGGTGTTAGCTTGTTACCGATAGATGAATCAAGTGCAATCTTAAGTTGGAATCGTGCCACAGAGCTTGACGTTTTGTTAGGAGGAAAAACTTTGATAAGACATTCTTCTTTAACTTCATTAGCACAATGGAAAGATGCACAGGAAATTGTTGTTGCTGCTGCTGGAAACCAGACTCAAAAAATTGTTCCTTTACTTTCTGGAACTTATCTAATTAAATTTGAAGATGATGGAGGAAGGCAATCTGATGCACCTGGTTCAAATGATTCAGATTGGAATAATACTAGAGTTACAACTAACTTACCAGCACCTACGGAAAGACTTGTTGTAGGAACTGTTGATGAGCATACTGCAAACTTTACAGGATCTAAAACTAATACTATTTATGATGCTGCGATTGATGCTTTAAAACTTACAGTTACTAACAATGCAACAGCAACATCAGGAGAATATGCCTTTGCAAACTCTGTAGATTTAACACAACCCTATGATGTAAATTTAAGAAAAACTCTTAAAGCTAGTAATTTTATATTGAATAGTTTATGGGATTCAAGAACTGATTTGATTGATACTTGGGGTTATATAGATGCTGTTGGAGGTACAACTGAAGCAACAAAATGTAATGCTGCTGTTTATGTAAGGTCAACTAATGACAATCCATCTGGTTCTCCAACTTGGAGTGATTACAAGGAATTTAGTAATGTATTGATAACTGGAAGAGCATTTCAATTTAAGGCAATATTAACAAGTAGTGACACAAACCAAAATATAGCTGTAACTCAATTAGGAGCTACACTAGAATTACAAGGAAGAACAGAATCTATCTCGACTCCAATAACTACTGGATCGTCACAATATACTGTATCTTTCACAAATCCATTTAAAAATACACCAACTGTCGTAGTGACACCAACAACTCAACAAACAGGTGATTTCTTTGAACTTGCTAATATAAGCAGAACAGGATTTCAAGTGACATTTAAAAATGGTAGTGCAGCAGTCGCAAGATCTTTTGTATGGGCTGCATCAGGTTTTGGGAAGGAGGTTACATAAATGAGTAATGGACATGATTTTGATATTGGAAATGCAGTAGGAGCGACTTTTAGAGCAGATTTAAATGTTTGTCTTGGAGATATACAATCATCTAATAGTGGATCTTCTGCTCCTACAACAACTGTTGCTTATAAGATATGGGCTGATACTGCTAATAATTTATTAAAAATAAGAAATTCTGCTAATAATGGTTGGTTAACTTTAGGCGATTTAACAGATGCTAATAATCTTGGACTTGCAACTAAAGCATCTCCTACATTTTCTGGAACTGTTACTTCTGCTGGTGATTTGATATTAACTGGTACTGGGTCTCTGCAACTACCATCAGGAACTACTGCTCAAAGACCAACCCCTGCTACTGGTGATATAAGATTCAACACTAGCCTTACGCAGTTCGAGGGTTACAACGGATCTGGATGGGGTGAGATTGCTAACGGAGTACCAGCAGGGTCAGTATTTACCTTTGCTACTTCTACTGTTCCATCAGGTTATTTAGAATGTAATGGTGCTGCTGTCAGTAGATCAACTTATGCTAGTTTGTTTAGTTCAATATCAACAACATGGGGAACAGGAGATGGATCTTCTACATTTAATTTACCTGATCTTAGAGGACAGTTTGTAAGAGGTTGGGATAATAGTGCTGGAGTTGATAGTGGTAGATCATTTGCATCAAGTCAAACAGATCAAAACAAAGAACATACTCACTCAGTAACAGATCCAGGTCATTTTCACACAACTAATGTAGACAATTCAAACCTTTTCCCCGCAAATGGAGGAGTAACTATTGGATTTGGTGGTGCTGGTGGTTATCCAGCAACTAATTTTGGACAAATGAGTACTACTACGACAGGAATATCTCTTGCGAATCAAGGTGGGACTGAAGTTCGTGTAAAAAACTATGCTCTAATGTATGTAATTAAATTCTAATTATGACAAATAAAAAAATATCAGAATTAACAGCCTTAACCGCACCAGCTAGTACTGATGTGTTGCCTATTATTGATGTAAGTGGTGGTGGTACAGGTTCAAACAATAAGATTACATATGCAAATTTATTAAGCAAAGCACCTGATGGATCTGCTTCAGCACCATCTTTTAGTTTCAATTCCGATCCAAATACAGGAATAAGTGGTGGGTCAGATACTTTAACCCTTAGTACCGCTGGAGTTGGAAGGTTAACAATCAGTTCTGCTGGTCTTGTCACAATACCTGGTGATTTAACTGTTAGTGGTACGACAACCACGATCAATACAACCAATCTTGATGTAGAAGATAAAAATATTACTCTTGGTAAGGTATCAACTCCAACTGATACGACTGCTGATGGCGGTGGATTAACGCTAAAGGGAGCTACAGATAAAACATTTAACTGGATAGATTCAACAGATTCTTGGACAAGTAGTGAACATATCTCTGTTTCTGCTCAAAAAGAATTTAGATATTTAGATAGTGATTCATCACATTATGTAGGTTTTAAATCTCCAGCTACAGTTTCATCAAATGTTGTCTGGACATTACCTTCTGCTGATACAGGAGTAAGTGGATATGTCTTATCTAGTAATGCTTCTGGTGTTCTTAGTTGGGTAGCTCCTGGTCAAAATGCAGATCCTAGTTTTACAGGAACATTAACTCTTACCAATGATGGAAATATAAGAGGATTTGCTTCTCACCATGCAACTTATACTGGATCGGTAAAAACTTTTACAGTTACAGTTGCAAGTAAAACAGCAGCCCATAGATATAACGGAAGTGGATCTAGTAATGGATATGTAATTGATGGTAAAGAATCACCATTTTTAAGTCTCACACCAGGTCGTACTTATAAATTTGACCAATCAGATGGTAGTAATAGTGGTCATCCTCTTCGTTTTTATCTTGAGTCAAATAAAACCACAGCTTACACAACCAATGTAACGACAAGTGGAACTCCTGGTTCTAGTGGTGCATATACGCAAATCGTTATAGCAGATACCACTCCAATGGTTATCCATTACCAATGTTCAGCCCATTCGTTGATGGGTAATGCTGTTCAGACAAACTCTGCTACAGCTACAGGAACTCTGCTATCTAGCTTGAGTGTTAGTGGAAATATGGATGTTACTGGCACGTTTACTGTTAGTGACAATATCCTGATGACAGGAACAGGTGCTATTGATGTTGCTTCTGGTACGACTGCTCAAAGACCAGCTTCTCCCTCTGGAGGATTTTTCAGATTCAATAGTGAAACATCAGA